GTTTAACAATATTGCATATTATCAAGCAAATAGTTTGCAAGAGGTTGAAAGTAGGACCCTTAGACCATGGTATAAGGTTTTAACAGATGGCATTGCAACCTTTGATTGGCAATTCTGGGGTAATAACTTTACTTGGGATGGCATGCTAGTTATAGGATCATCGGAGTTTTATGGAATTAGTCCATTAGATATTTATAAAACATACATAGGAACGAATAAAATTATAGTTGATGACGGAGAAGGGCTAATTTATCAGCCTGAAAAATTAAAAATATACTCAGAAGTAGAATGGTCAAGTACTGTCGCCACACCAGTATAATCTGATATACTTGTGGTTATGGAATCACTAATTAACCCAAAAACTGGTAAACCGTATGTACAAAATGTTCGTCGCAAAGTAATAGATAAGCACTATGACTGGGGACTTTACGTATATAAGAAGTCTGATGGAAAGTGGTTTACAGACGACACTGGATCAATCTTGAACATCCCTTCAGATCGTGGTGATTTATCTAAGATTGCAGAACTACGAAAGGCTGCCATGCATTATGGAGATGATGGTGAAGGCAAAGCAGTTTTTGTTCCTGGCCTTACAAGAATTAGTGAAGAAGAATATTCTGAACAAAAAGAAAGAATGAGAGAAGGACTAATTCCTTCAATGAATGACTTAGGTGCTTGGCATGCAGCACAACAGACATTAGATAAATATGGAAAGGATGCTGTAAATGAGTGATGAGCAAGAATACATTCGTGTAGGTCTTAATACACAGAACAAAGAAGAAAATCCTTTTAGGCATCAAGATCCCTTTAATAAAAGTTGGGATGATTTAAAAGATTATTCTGGACTAGATCAAAATTTTCGTCGTAGAACAACCCGCAATTTATCAAAATATATTAGTCCAGAAACAAACCAAGCATATTTAAATGCAGCAAATGTTACACCTTCAGGAGTAGATGCAAGTTCAAAGCAAATCAATCCTGGCACGGTATATAGAAATGGTTACGGACTATTTGATGTAATCACTCCTCCATATAACATGTACGAATTAGCCAACTTTTATGACACATCATTTGCTAACCATGCTGCTATTGACGCTAAAGTAGAAAACGTAGTCGGTCTTGGATATCGCTTTGATATTTCAGACAGAACCATGTTAAGGTTTGAAATGAACGAAGATCAAGCAGCGGTAGATCGTGCTCGTAATCGTATTGAAAGAGCAAAGATACAGTTGCGTGATTGGTTAGAAAGTTTAAATGATGATGACAGTTTTACAAAAACTATGGAAAAGGTTTATACAGATCTTCAAGCAACTGGTAATGGTTTTATTGAAGTAGGTAGAACAGTGGCTGGAGATATTGGATATGTTGGACATATTCCAGCAACTACTGTTCGTGTACGTCGTTTACGTGATGGTTTTATTCAAATTATTGGTCAAAAGGTAGTTTATTTTAGAAACTTTGGAGCAAGAAATGCAAACCCTATGGGCACAGATCCAAGACCAAATGAGATTATTCATCTTAAAGAATACTCTCCTTTAAATACATTCTATGGAATTCCAGATATTGTTGCAGCAATGCCGTCTTTAATTGGAGACCAGTTGGCATCTCAATACAATATTGACTACTTTGAAAACAAGGCGGTTCCAAGATATGTAGTAACATTAAAGGGTGCAAAATTATCTGGCGATGCCGAAGATAAAATGTTTAGATTTTTACAGACTGGACTTAAGGCTCAATCCCATAGAACTCTTTATATCCCACTTCCTGGAGATACAGACGGTAATAAGGTTGAGTTTAAGATGGAACCAATTGAAAACGGTATTCAGGACGGCTCATTTAAGGAGTACCGCAAACAAAACCGTGATGATATTTTAATTGCACATCAGGTTCCAATTTCTAAACTTGGTGGTTCTGATTCAGGTATTGCAGCAGCACTTTCACAAGATCGTACATTTAAAGAGCAGGTCTCTCGTCCAGCACAAAAACATCTTGAAAAGGTAGTTAATAAGATTATTAAGGAAAAAACAGATATTCTTGAACTTAAATTTAATGAACTTACCCTTACTGATGAAATTGCTCAATCTCAGATTATTGAGCGTTATGTTAAGACTCAGGTTATGACTCCAAATGAGGCTCGTGAAAAATTAGACTTGCCACAAAGAGCAGATGGGGATGACCCTTTTGTTATGTCGCCAAGACAAGCAACTGACTCTAGAGCAAATTTAGCAGGTACTCGCCAAAGAAATTCAGAAAGAACAAATAATAATTCTGATTCATCAACTACCATTGCTGGTCGTAATCCACAAGGTGAAGGCAGATCGTCTCAATAGTTGAGAAAACTGTATAAAGCAGTGCTATAATTATAACGTTATGTTAATAAACAAGGCTCATTGGGAAACTAAAGGTGACAATGTTCGCCTTTCAATGCCCATTGGAAAAGTGGATGTTGAACGCCGTATGGTGTCTGGCTTTGCTACGCTTGATAATGTTGATCGTCAAGGCGACATAGTTACAACAGAATCTAGTGTAGAGGCTTTTAAAAACTTCCGTGGTAACCTTCGTGAAATGCATCAGCCAAGCGCTGTAGGAAAGATTGTTTCTTTTAAAGAAGACAAGTATTTTGATCCAAACGACAAAAAGTTTTATAGTGGAGTTTACGTATCTGCGTATGTTTCTAAAGGTGCACAAGATGCTTGGGAAAAAGTTTTAGATGGAACATACACTGGATTTTCAATTGGTGGAAACATAAAAACTTGGGATGACGCTTATGATGAAAAAATTGATAAAACAATTCGTGTAATTAAAACATATGAACTGCATGAGTTATCTCTTGTAGATAATCCAGCAAACCAGTTTGCAAATATTCTATCTATTGAAAAGGTAAATGGGCAAAACGTAGTAGATGGATACTTGTCAAAAACAGAAATTGAAAACGTGTTTTGGGATTCAGAAAACGGTATTGTTATGGTTTCAGATTCTGATTCAGTAACAAGTCCAGTAACTGGAAACAAAATGCAAAACATTGGCTTTATAGAAAAGAACGATAAAGATAATGCAGAAATGATAAAATTCTTAGTTGATAGTGCTAAAGGCATTAATGCAATTAAGATTACTAAGGAGGTAAATCTAATGACAGAATCAATAGAAGCAGTTGCAGAAACTGCAGTTGAAAATGCAGAGGTTGCTCCAGGGGCACAGCCAGCAGAGGTAAATGCAGAAGCAGTAACAGAAGTTGTTGCAGAAGCAGAAAAAGTTGTTGCAGAAGCAACAGAAACCCTTGCAGTCGCTGAAGAAGCACCAGCAGTTGAAGAACTTGCTGTTGCTAAATCAGACAATGCTAGTGCAGACTCTTCTGTTGCAAAAACAACAGTTGAGGTAGAGAATGTGGTAGAAAAATCTATTGCAGACGTTAAAGAAGAAGTTGCTAAGGCAGTTTCAGAAATTAATACTTCTCTTACTAATGCCTTTGGCGATCTTGCTGCAACTATCAAATCTCTTAATGAGAAGGTAACAGCAGTAACAAAATCTCTTGATGCAGTAACATCAGATGTTAACAGTATTAAGAGCAACTTTAACGAGTTTGGCAAGCGAGTAGATCTTGTAGAGCAAGATACCGCTTTCCGCAAGTCTGGCGATCTAGGCGAGATCGTACAGGAATCACCACAAGTGGTTCAAAAATCCCTATGGGGCGGTCGTTTCCTCACATCAACCGACCTATTTAACTAAGGTAAAATCACTAGGAGGTGAAAAATAATGTCGGAACAAAATAAAGACCTAGAAAAAAACTATCCAGGTGCAGCATCAAACTCAACCGCAGAGATTAACTCTGATGGTGGATTTGTATCTGGTGGCGTAGGCGGTGCAACAGGTTTAAACTCTGCAGCACAGTCTGTAGGATCACAACTTGGTAACACTGCTACTGCAGCATTCGGTTCAACAACTGGAGCAAACGCAGTAAACCCAACAGGTGTTGCAGGTGGTATTTTAGCACCAGAGCAAGCACGTCGTTTTATTGACTACGTATGGGATGCAACTGTCCTCGCTAAAGATGGCCGTCGTGTCACCATGAGAGCAAACACCATGGAAATTGAGAAGGTAAACGTTGGTGAACGTGTAATTCGTGCTGCTGCTCAAGGCGCACCAGATTATACAAACATCGGTGCAACATTCTCAAAGGTAGAACTTACAACCAAAAAGATTCGTCTTGATTGGGAAGTATCAACTGAAGCACTTGAAGACAATATTGAAGGTGGAGCACTTGAAGATCATTTAGTTCGCTTAATGACCAATGCTTTCGCAAATGATATTGAAGATCTTGCTATCAATGGTCTTGGAACAGGCGCAGACGCATTCCTTTCAATTATGGCAGGATTCGTAAAGCAGACCCGTGGAACAGTCGGAAACGACGCACACGAGTATGCAGCAACTGTTGCAGACAACAACTACACTACATCAGTAATGCAGGGCTTGCTTCTAGCAATGCCACGCAAGTATCGTGCACTTAAGTCAAACCTTAAGTTCTACGCAGGTACTGATGCTTTTGCTGGTATCGTTCGTA